AAAAGACTAAGTGCTGAACTGCGTAAAGACAGTTTAATGATGTTGCAGTTTGGCATTGCCAAAGAACTAGGAATGAGTCTCGCAGATGTTAGAAAAATGACACTCGAAGAAGTGATTGGTTGGAGTGCTTACTTTCAAGTCTTAAATGAGAATCAAGAAAAAGAAATGGAAAAAGCTCGTAGACGTAGGTAAATTTCATATTTTGCTTTAATATATAAACAACAGCACCTGATAAACCTGTGGCCTCATACGATGCAATTATAAATCTGAAGTTAAAAGGTTTAAACCAGTTAAAAGAAGTAGATAGAGCGATAACTAATATAACTGGAGGCGGTAGAACAGGTAGCGGGAGGGGAAGAGGGGCTAGGCAACAGTTAACAGTAGAAAAGTCATTAACTGATGAACTTAAAAGGCAAAAAGCTTTACAATTATCTATAAACAAACTTCAAACTGATCCTGTAAGTAAATCTATAAGAAGAAACCGACAACTACAGGAAAAAAGAAGAAGAGTAAATTTAGCAGAACGAGTATCTTCTAGATTTTTAACAGGTCAGAGATCTGAAGCAGCTACAAATATCAGAGTAGAACTAAAAAAGAGAAAAGGCGAGGCAGAGGCATTACAGGCAGCACTTAAGGAAATGGATCAGCAAAGTTTACATCTAGAGAAAGCTAGACGAAAGGAAAGAAGAAGATCTTTAAGTTTAGGTAATGATATTGTTCGTCAAAAAACTAAAGAAGTCGAGTTAGAGGTAAAGGCTAGAGATATAAGACATAAAGGAGGGCCTACGGGATTTAAAGCTTCTCAATATGGACCAAGAGAACCTGGAATATTTCAAAGTGCTCAAGGCGATTTCAGTAGATTATCAGATAGGCAGTCTAGAAATGTTCTAGGTAGACGAACATTTATGAATAACCGTTTTGCTCGCATGGGAGTGCCTATGCCTACAAAAGGTTTTGATGCTCAGAGTGCATTGATAAGTGGTGCGTTTCCTCTGCTATTTGGTCAAGGTCCAGTGGGTGCTATAGCTGGCGGTCTAGGTGGTGGTATTGGTGGAATGTTTGGACAAATGGGTGGATTTGCTGGAGGTATTGCTGCAACCGCCCTCGTTCAACAAATCCAACAAGTAATTGGCAAGCTAGGAGACTTAGGTAAGGCAATGAGTCCTTTTGTACAGGACACAAATGCGTTAATAGATTCAATTGGTCTTGCAGGTACAGCAGAGGCTAAAAGAATACAGATAATAGAGCAACTTCAAGGAAAGCAAGCAGCCTTTAATGCTGCGATGCAGAAGATGAGAGAAACAATAGGAACAGAAGCTACTAAGAGGCTGGAAGAATTTGGGCAGAAAGCATCATTAGTAGGAAGTGAGTTCAAAATTGCAATGTTGAAAATGCAAGATTCTATACTTATTGTTATAAATGCTGTTGATAAATTATTAGGAATATCAAAAGGAGCAGAAAAAGCAAGGCTTGATAGATTTATAGAAAACAGTAAAAATCCTTCAATAGTAAGCAGACGAGAAGAACTGGCTGGCATACGTGCCGATAAAAATGCTAGAGGAAGAGTAAAAGATCCAGAAAGAGAGGCTCAGTTAGAAAAAGAACTAGAACAAATAGCAAATATAGGAATTGCTCTAGAAAATCAAAGAGTTAAAATGTCCGAGATAACTTTAGAACACGACAAATTAGTTCAAAAATCAAAAGAAGAAAAAGATCTAAAAGAAGCTATTAAGAAGCTAACAGAAACAGGTATGTCTCAAGCTGTTGCAAAAGAAGTAGCACAAAGAGAACAAGTTAGAGACAAAGTTTTAGAAGGTTTAGATGGACTAAGAGACAGCTTAAATATTCAAAGAGCACAGTTAACAAATGAAGAAGAAGATAGAAAAACTTTAGAAAAAATTGATAAATTATTAGCAGACATTCTTGATAAAAGAAAACAAATACTAGGCGAAACAGAGAAAGCTACAAAAGCACTACAAGATCAAGGAAGTGAAATTAAAAAAGTAAAAGTAACTAAGGAAGAAATTGCAAATTTATTAGCCAATGAAATGACAAATGCAATTATGGGTCTTATTGAAGGCACAAAAACATTAGGTGAAGCATTAGCAGGTATTGCTAAGTCATTAGCAAATATGTTTCTTAACGCTGCGTTCCAAAATATATTCAATCAAATGTTTAGTATTAAGGCTCCTGTAAAATCAGCACAAGGTTCATACAGCAGGGCAGGTGGATTCAAAGCATTTCAGTATGGCGGGGTTGTAAATCAACCTACACTTGGATTGATGGGAGAAGGTGGTGAATCAGAATACGTCATACCAGCTTCTAAAATGTCTGGTGCGATGGCTAGGTATTCAGCAGGTGCTAGAGGTGGTGCTGTAATTCCAGGTGGTAGCCATGAATCTGGTACGAGTGCAGGTGGATTTGGTAGTACTGTAGTTCAATACACTGGTCCTGTTCTCAACTTTAATGGAGATGATTACGTTCCAAAATCGGCTGTGCCTGACATAATTAATACTGCTGCAAAACGTGGTGGGGAAGCTGGACAGGCAAGAGCTTTTGCTACTTTAAAAAACTCTCGTAGCCAACGTGCCACATTAGGATTATGAGCGTTACCTATTTAACAACTTTTTTACACCTAACAAAAGTAAAAGATCCTAATTTTAATCGTTTCTTTCAAAACAGTGTAAGAGGAGATATGAATACTTTAACGGCAGCATCAAACTCAATTTTACATAACGGTAATAAACATACATTTTTACCTTTTATATATCAAGGTGCAGCAAAAACTAAATCAGGAGACAACTTAGAAGCACAATTAATACTTGCTAATAATGCTATTTCAATGAACCATATAAGAGATGCAATAGCAGAAAGACATAATATAAAAGTAGAAGTGTGTAAGATGAACAGTGATTTTACAGTAAATGAAATATTAACGGTAGAAAACTGGCTTGTGGCTTCCTTTGGTTACGATCAGCAGACAATCGAAGTCTTACTAAGCAGTGCAATAGATGCCGTTGGTACTACTGCTCCAAATAGAGTATTTACGACAGACCTTGTGGGTTTTTTACCTCGTACTGCAAATATACAAACAATATGAAACCACATCAACTTATTGGTTTACGTTATAGATTAGGTGCTGATCCTGTAAAGCATCATGCAGCAGATTGTCTTTCACTTGCAAGAACAGTTTTAAAATATTACGGTATCACATCTCCAGAACCTACAAGAGATTGGTATAAAAGAGTAAGAAAAAAAGATTTTGGAATATTTAAAGAAGAACTAGAAAAGTGGGGAAACGAGACAAAAGAGTTTAAAATAGGTACAGTAGCATTATGTAAATCTAATGTTGGATATGGCCTTGCAGTTTATTGGAAAGACGGATGGCTGAATTGCGGAGAGACGATGGTTCGATGGAGTCCATTAGACAAATTAGATATAGAAAAATACTACTACCCTTTGAGCAAGAACTTTGTCAGCAGTTAGGTCTTAGTAAAGAAGAATATTTCAAATTTTTAGAGTATGTAACAAGTCAAAACGGTAAAAGACCAAAAGAATATGACAATATTCCATATATTGTTAATATGCCTCAAGTTCTGTTTATTGGAGGAACTATTAGTGGAGGTTTGACCGTAGTTGGTCAGATAGTCGTTGGTTTAGTTCTTACCCTTGTTTCATACTTTCTAACACCTAAACCAAAGCCTCCCAAAACTCCTCCTAGTCTTACTACAGCAGGACAACAGGGAGTAAGAAGATTTGCACCACAAACAGGCTTTGATACAGCACAGGAGCTTGCAGAGCTAGGTGCTGTAATACCTCTTGTCTTTGCTAAATACAGAAAAATAAATGGATTTGATTCTGGTGGTATTCGTGTAAATACACAACTTTTATGGTCACAAATGAGAAGTCTTGGTAAAGGGCAACAGATTAAAGCAATATTTAATTTATCTTCAGGAGAACTTGGTCAAAAGCCTGATTTTAATGGATACGCAATAGGAGATATGTTATTAAAAAATTATTCAGAGGGTAAATTTAGACTTTTTTGGTATAACGGCAGTGGCGATGGGAAATTTAAAAATGGATTACATAAATATCCTCAAGGAAATCTAGAACGAGAAAAAGATAGAAATGGCAATGTTTCTACAGACGATGTTGCATTACCTTTAGTTGATAGTGATTATACTGCTGGTTTTGTTAATAATACTTTTTGTGCAGCTAGAACTCCTACTACACAAAATATTTTTGGTAATTATAATCCCGTACCAAACAGTATGAGGTTTATGCTTCCTTATGAATTAGTGCTTATACAAGATAATTTAGATGGAGATGTTAAGAATAAAACAATAATAAAAAGACGAAAAGTTCAAACAAACTTTCCTAGGTATCAAGCTATAGTTGGAGTTAACGGCCATATAGCTCTTGGCAATAAAAATGTTTCTAAAGATGATCTTATAACTTATCAAATATCAGATCACGATCCTAATGAAGAGTATGATTTTAGTGATTGGAGTGCTGAAGATGTAGCATCTTCTGTTAATGCAGATAGAGAAAATACAGACGATACTTTAGCAATAGGAGAACAATATCTCATAGGAACTGCAAAAGGAATCTTAATAAACCATGATGACGGTATTTGGCAGGAAAACAAAATAAAACAATTTACTTTTAAAATTATCGAACCAGGAGAAGTACAAGTCAAACGTGTTATTGATGCTCATAATCCTTTTGAAACACTGCTAATTCAAAAATGTGCTATCGGAGTAATTACTAATAGCTATAAATGCCATACGACAGAAATTGGTATTAAATCTGTTGTAAATAAACAAATTACAGGATTTGCAAATGTAAACAGCCACCCTGGATATTGGCAGTATTATGGCGAACCTGATAATGCAGGTATTGATGGAGTCGTACATGATTATGAAAACAAAAATGGAAATATATCTTTAGGTCAAATGTCTAAATATGTAAAACGATATAGTTTTTTTAAGTTATATACAAGAACTGTAGGTGAAGATGATTGGACTGAAATTGGTAATAAACCATTTGCTGTTTTAGGTAGAACACCTCAACCTCAATATAATTTTATAAGAATTAATCATAGTAGTGATGAATTAAGAGAATTTAAATTAGAGCCTTTTCCAGGAAACAAAATAAAAACAGATTATGTAGGTGAACAAATAAATCTTTTAACTGGTACAAGATTAGCTCATGTACAATCAGGTGACTTTAATATTTATTTTAATGGGGAGTCAGGTTATGTTTTAACAGCATCTAGAGCCAGTAATCCTGAATGGTTTTTAGGAGAAATACCACAAGCAGAAAACGCTAATCAAGGTAAAGTATTATCTTTTGATCGTTTTACTATTGGAACACCAAGAACTAAAGAAGAATATGTTGAGTTTGAAAGATCTTTAGATACAGACTCTGACAATAGAACATATGTATATCAACATTCACAAAGAGTTGCTACTGGTTATCCTAGACAAAGAACTGCTTTAACTTTTTATGACGATGATAGATCAAAAGGTAGATATGTTGATTCACAAAGACCTGGTGGTGCTTTTGCTGAAAATGATACCAGTTATAATGTTGTAAAAGATGGAATACGTTATCACCCTGGAGATGGAGTATTTAGAAGAAGAGGTAGAAATAGACCTTTAGAATTTAATAATAAATATGAGATAGTAAAATCAAGATTACAAACTGTTAATACAGGATTAGTTTCAGGCTATCCAAAAGAAGTTAATCCTTCAGGTGGTTCTGGAAATAATTTAAAATTAAGAGTTGAATTGTATGACAATGGTGCTAAAAAATGGGAAATTATAGATCAAGGCAGTGGATATAAAGAAGGAGATAAGGTTACTATACCCTTTGACTCTTTTGGTAATGAAGATGTTTTTTGTAGTGTAAACTTTGGAGTTTTTGTAACAGAGCCTTGGCCTCAAGGTCAAAACTTAAATCCTTTTGATGCAATCGCTGATTATATAAAGTTTGATGCAGAAAGACCTTCTCATTTAGATCAGCCAGAACATCAAATTACTTATGTGAATGAGTTAGTAAGAGCAAATAGTACAGACGAAGATTTTTTACCTTACAGCCAATTATCTAATGTTGGTTTAAAAATGAATAGCAGTAAAGAATTTAATACTTTTTCTCAGTTATCTGTTTATGTAAAAAATGGTATTAAAGTAGAAAATCTAATTACAGGGGCAAATGATTCATCTAATTTATTTCCTGATATTGCCTATCATTTATTAACTGACTCTATAAATGGTGCAGGTAATTTAATTGGAGCGACCCAAATAAATAAAAACGATATGAAAAAAGCTTCACAGTTTTGTGAGGCAAATGAATTTTATTGGGACGGAATTATTACGCAACAACAAAATATCAGAGAATTTATATATCAAAATGCACTTTTTTCTTTACTAGATTTCACTATAAAAGGAGGGCAATTTTCTTTAACACCAACAGTTCCCGTCAATTCAAACAATGAAATTGATCGTAACGTATTAGGAAAGAACTTAGTAAAAGCATTATTTACTGATGGTAATACAAGAAATCTTAAAGTAAGCTTTTTATCACCTGAAGAAAGACAGTTATTTCAAGCTAGGGTTTTATATCGTGAAGAGGTAGAAAATGGATTTGCTAAGACAGAAGTTTTAGATTTGAGATTTGGTGATGATTCAGGTGGTAGTGAAAATGATCCAAGAGAAGTTTTTGATATGTCAAATTTTTGCACATCTGAAAATCATGCCAGAACATTTGCAGAATATGCTTTACTTATTAGAAAATTTGTAGATCATGGAATAAGTTTTGAAACAACTCCTGAATCTGCAATGTCTTTAGAACCTGGCGATTACATTAGATTCTTTTCTGAGATTACACATAATGACAGATTTGAAAATGGTTATATATCTGCTGATGGAGTTATACAATCTCAAGGTAATTCAAATCCCATAGGAGCTAATATTTTTTATTGGAGAGCTTTCAATGAAAATGGCAGTGATTTTGGCGATCCTAAAGAGGCTGTTTTAACTGCAAGTAATGGTATAGCGTCAAGTCAGTTTAGGAGTTCTGTTTTTACTGTTCAACAAACAAATACTTCTGATCGTATATATAAAGTAGAATCTATTACATATACAGATGAAGGCTTTGTACAATTAACAGCAACTCATCAACCTCTAAACGAAAATGGAAAATTATCTATTTTAGATTATGATCCAGATATATTTACTGATTTTCCTCAAACAGGGTAAATGGCAACATCTCGTAACTTTCCAAATATACAACCTTCGTCAAGAAGTTATACCCCTGGAGAGTATCCACAAACTGAATTTATAGCACAAAATGGTGCAAAGACTATTTTGAGATATGGTAATAAAAGAGTAAATTCAAAATTAACTTTAGGTTTTACAAATATTACTGATACACAGGCAAATGAACTTTTGGAATTTTATTACGAAATAAATGCTGATTACGATTATGCTTATTTTACATTTACAGATGCTTTTTCTGGTATTCAAAATTCACCGTTATATAACAGTATGTCTGAAAAAGACCCAAGTGGTGTAAGACTAAGGTATCGTTTTGATGGTCCTCCCACTATAACAAGTGTGAAAAATGGAATATCAAATGTACAATGTAAATTTGTCGCTTGCCTCGATGGGGATTAGAATGTATTTAAAATCAAAGTAAAACAATGTCTAAGTTTTATTCAGGTCAAGATGGCAAGTTATTTGTTGATAATGAAAGTGCTGCTATTGATAATGCGTCCGATCAAGTAGCAAAAGTTAGATCGTGGTCTTTTACGATTAACACTGCGGTGCTTGAAACTGTATCATTAGGTGACCATGACAGAACGGTCATACCTGGAATAACAAGTTTAACTGGATCGGCAAGTATTTACTATTATGCAGATCAAACAAATGCCTCTCATAACTCTGGTGTTTTATCTTCAAGAATAATAGACAATATTTTACCTAGAGTTGGCGACCAGCCTATGAGCCAAGAAAGAACAAAAGTAAGAATGAGATTAGAGGTAGACCATTTTCATAAAATAGACATAGTGGCAGTGATTACATCTTTTTCTATGACAAATTCTGTTGGTGAAGTTATGGCAGCAGATATATCTTTTGAAGCCGATGGAATAGCTACATTCTCAAGCTTTTAATGTCTATATACTTTGGATCAACAGGGTTTATTGAATTAAAACGTGATGCTTTAAATTCTGAAATATCTACATCTTTAAACCCTGCTGATGTTAATACTACTAAAAAAAGATTTTCTGTTGAAAATATTAATGGTTCATTAATTACAGGCGATCAAGTCGAAATAGAAACTCAAGACGGAAGTAATTTAGAATTACTATCTGCTCATAATTTTCCCGATCTTCGTAAATATATTCATATTGATGATATGGGTGGCATCAAGTTATATGAAACTTTTGCTTCTGCTTTGGCTGGTGAAGTTCCAGATGCACTTACATTAACAGCACCATCTTCTACAAAAAGTATAATAATACGCACCAGAAACTCTAGATTTAGACCTATTGCAAAAATTACTGAATTTGAAATTACAACATCAAGAGATACTGTTGATATTACAAATTTAGGATCAGAATTTAGAAAACAATATGAAAATGGTCTTATTTCAGGACAGGGAACAATACAAACAATATGGCAACATAGAAATTTTCAGAATGATACACCTGGGTTTGCAAGTCCAGAATTTCCTGTTTACCTAAGTCAATTATTGGTGCGTATGCAACAGGGAGCAGATTTTGAAGGTAGATTTTATGTTTATCACGATCCAAGTCAAACAACAAATAGC